TCTTACACCATGAAACCCAATTTTAAAAAGATTGTTTCCGTCAATTATTAACGTTTTAATCACTACAGTTTATTTAATGGTTCTACTTACTCTTTTTCTTCTTTCAAATCAAAATCACCTTCGGTACCGATAATCTCTTTCCAATAGTCAGCATACTCTTTCTTGTACGCTTCAATTGACGCTTTCTCTTCAGAAGCCTCTTTACCCGCAATGAATCCGTGAGGTGTTACGATAATCTTACCGTCTTCATAACCAAGTCCATTGATGTGGTTTTTCAATACCGACACTTTGGTTCTTGATGCGAACTTAACGGTTCTTTTGTCTTTGGTTGCGGTAATCTTAGTTGTACCAGCACCTTTTTGGTTTCCAAATAGGAATACCAATGATGAGTTCAACCAAATTGCTTCACCACCCTTAGCTTTGATTTTTGGTTGACCGAATGGGTTATCAGGTAATTCAACCCAAGGTTGGTTAACGATAACCAAAGTGTTTTCGTATTTAGAGTCCGCCTTACGTGAACCTGAAATACGTTGGTTGATACCCATACCGATTTTGTCCGCCAATGTTGATGCGTTGTGTTGTTTACCACCCTTACCTTCGTAAGTCATCTTACAAGGAACAGAACCAACTGAATCCCATAAGAATAATAAACTATAATCCAACTCACCTTTTTCTTGTGCATCTAACAAACTATTGATGTAGTCAGTAATTTGTTCGATGTAGTCAAAGTTGTTATTAAAGATGTAGAAACCATCCCAATCCAACTCACCTGTCGACTCATCAACAACTTCTTCACATTCAAAACCCATAAGTTTCGCGTGTTCAAAAGACCATTTTTGTTCCGTGATGATAAACACAGGTAAAATACCTTTTTTCTGTGCATCCACAGCTGTTTTAACTAACGCTGTTGTCTTACCAGTATCTGAGTGTCCTAAGAACATATTCAAATGTCCGATAGCAGGTCCAGGTAAACCAACGGCATCTAAAAACTCCTCACCCAAGTCAAAGAAACGTTGGGGTTTGTACTTAGCTGAAGTAGAGAACTTCTTCTTCAGAGTACTAAAATCATTTTTCTTAATTGCCATTGTCTATGTATAATATTGTTATTACCTAAAAATAAGAAAGCATGGACACATTGTATATGCTAGTGTCCATGCTTTTATAATTAAATTTAGAATGGTAAATCTTCGTCTACTTCAGCGTTAACCTGTGGGTCAGCGTAAGCTTCGTCACCACCTAACATAATCTCACCTGAAGTTGAGTCTCCGTAAACGTATCCACCTTTTTCAGAATCCCAACGTGGAGTCTCACCACGAGCAATTGCTTCAAGGTATTCAACAGGTTTTTTAGAGTATACGTCTTCCCAAGTCAACTCATCTTCAATCCAAGACTTAGCTAAGTCTTTGTCCTCATGAACAGGAGCTGGGTCATCATACATGATGGTTTGAATTACGGTGTAGGTTGCACCTTTAGGAGTTTTCGCCTTTGTCAATTCAAGGATAATGTCACGTCCGTTATCAGGGTCTGTGATGTCACCTTTAGCTCTCCAAATTGGAATGATTTTGTCAAGAATACCTTCGTTCTTGTAGTTGTGTTTGAAACGCCAGAATTTTACACCTTCGCCTTCTGCGTCACGGTCAATAACTTTAACAATGTAAAATTTACGAGAAAGATATTGTTTAGCAAGTTCCTTATCAGCATCTTTACCTGTTGAACGTAGTTCTTCATAAACCTCGTTCAATGGTGAACGCTCATTGTCGTTCTTTCCTGGGTCATAAAACTTTTGCCATTTACCGTCCACTTGAATCTCGTGGTACCATACTTCTTTGAATGGTGAAGAACCATCTGCGGTCGGAAGGATTCTCAACCGTCTTTGTCCCTGTTTTTCGGTATCCTTAAGGATTGCCGCAAAGTATTTCTTCATTCTGTCTTCTTGGGACATCTTGGAAGATGAACTAGAACTACCTTGTTTTGATTGTTCGTACTGTGCAAGTACTGCGTCTAATGAATTTGTCGCCATAATATATAGATTTTAATTGTTTACTAAAGTATAAGTGTCAGCCGTGGGTTTGTCAAATCTAAAAACGGTCCGAAGACCGTTTTATTTATCTAACATTAATAATACTATCATCCGGTTTTTCGTCACCAAAATCTCTAAAAGATTTTTTGATGTCCGAGTTTGAATAGTCCTCAACTTCATTTTGAGTTAAAACATATTCATTTTTTCCCGATTTTTCCATCTCTTCTTCTTTATCTTGGAAAAAATCAGATAATTTTTGGTTGTAAGGACCTGAGTCTAATGTTCTTAGTTCAAGTTTTTCTTGAGGTGTTTTGGTTCTATACTTCTCAACCTTCATTTCAAGGTCGTTAAGTTTTGTCATAATATTGTCCATCTCCCCAAGTCTAGATTCTAAATCGGTAAGATGTTTAAACAAGTTGTCAAAATACTCTTCTTGTTTTTTCTCAACATTTTTTTGTGACTTAACTAAATCAGTAATATCAATCTCTTCAGTCTTGTCTTTTTCTTCACCAACCTTTTCAACGTCAGGGTCATTAGCAACATCCACAGGTTGTGGTTCTGTTGTTGCAGGTTCTGCGGGTGGTGGTGGAACTGAGCCCATTGCAGGGTCTACAGGTGGCATTCCCATAGCATCAGGAGCGGCCATTGCTGGGTCAGCCGGTGGTGCTGCCGCAGGGTCTACTGCAGGTGGTGGAGGTAACTCCGCATCTTGTTCCATAATGTAGGTATTTATTTCTCTATATCTAGAGATTTCTGAAAGTATTCTGTCGTCAACTTTTCTCATTTCTATTAACCATTTAAAAGTTGTTTAACACCATGAGATGTTTCAACTTGGATTCTTTTATTTTTTGTCATTGTGTTATCAACACGTTCAATAAGTCCATCTCTCATTCTAACTGTATAACAGTCACCTGTGTCTAAATCACAAACTTGTTTAGTACCATCACCTAAATCTTTTTCAGTGTGTCTGGTATTTTTACCTAAATAGTTGTCTAAAATTAATTTTACGTTCATAACTAATGTTTCTTAATAAATATCTTATTATATGTAAAAATTATTATTTGGGGGTTTGGTCATAAACTTCAATGGCTGACTGAACAATTTTTTCAAGGTTTTCTTTTTCAGTCTGACTTAATTGATTATATACCTCATCTTTTCTATATTCAGCAGCATTATTAAATTTCACTAAAAATTTAGTAATATCAACCTTATTTTTACCGTACCCACTTAATCTGTCTTTCCATCTATTACTAATAAAATTGATTGATGACCCGATACTTTCAAAAATAGGGTAAGCAATATTAGTTGTTGAACAATAATACTTTTTATTTTTAAACGCCTCATTTCCTGATGGTCCCCAAGACGATGTTTGTTGAGCTGGCGATATCGAAATACCTAAGAAGTTATTTTCAACACCTGTTAATAATGAATTACTATTAGATTTTTTAGAGTTCATATAAATCGCACAGAAAATAATACATCTTAATAAATCGTAATTAGGAATGTTTGTAGGTACTGAGGTAACTACCTCATTAATCATTGTTTGATAATTTACCTCTTTAGTGGATACCCCATCTAAGACTGAATAATCACTATACGCATTTAATACTTCACATAGATTACTACCACCACTATTTGGGTTAGTTGAGTCTTGATTAGTAAGTTGACCGATAATACCTGTCGCTTGCGCTTGGACATTAGAGCTTTGGTTACTAACGGTTGGTTTTTTCTGATTATTTTGTGTTGTGGTTTGTAATTGGTTTTTAATCGATTCTAATAAATTAGTTTTTAACGATTGTAAATAATTATCAATTTTAGGTAAAGACGCAGTTGGTTGTCTAATACCATCAAATGTTGTTTCAAATTTACCAGGTGAAATACTGTGATTAACACTAGTAATCATATATGGACCGCTAAACATTGGTACGTGTCTTAGGTTAAAATACATTGTTGGTTGTATCAAGGCATCACCCATCATACTAACTGAACAAGAATAACTTCTATTTTTGTATAAATTATAAAGAGACGTGCTTTGTGTTGCCCCCGCTCTGTTATTACTTTGGTTTGCCATTTGATTTAACACTTCTAAAGACTCGGCGGTAGATTTACCACCATCTTGAGCAACACTAAATCCATGAAATATTGATTGATTCTGAGGACCTATATCCACATTAAAACCAACAACTTTATTTGATTGACCCCAATCATTCTTATTAGTTAAATCTTCAACTAATGGGTTATTAGAACTTCTAGTTAATTCAAACGCATCATTTCTAAAACGATAATCAACATTATTTTTCAAATCTAATTGTTCACTAGGTTTACCACCATAAAAACAAACCATCTTAGCACTTGATTGTCTATAATCAACATTCATAAAAGTACCAAATAATGTGTTAGCAAAGTCTAAAGTACCTTCAGGTTTTGGTACGGCATCTCTAACGACATCTTGTACATTATAGAAGTTAACATATGAAGGTAAGTTCATCACAACAAAGTTATTTTGAACTAATATACCCTCAACAAATGTTTTAACACTCATCTTGTCGTTAGATGTTTTTAGATTAGTCGCAGAATTTAATTGGTCTTTTAGTTTGAATATGTCAACCAAAATTTTATCTCCAATATTTCTACTTGCTCTATCTAACAATAAAACATCTTCAAATAATGTCTTTGTTTTAAAATCGGAACCTGAAATCCATTTATCGTTTAACGCTTTAAACGATTCCCAAAGTTCTACTTTTGTTTGATTACCTTCTAACTTAGTTTGTATTTTATTATTCGCTTGTACCGTAGTTGTTGGTAATTCCTTCTGTATTTTGGGTATTAAATCGTTAATAACATTATTCTTAAAATCAATTAATGAGTTTAAGTAATCATCCATCGATGTTGTAAATGATGATTTTGTAGTACCACTATTGAGTAATTTTTGACTTGCGTATAACTTAATGATAGGTGCAAAATTAATTATGTTTTGTTCGTTAAAGGCAACATTTAAATCAATAAAAAAGTCAGTTATATATGAACCGTTATTATCATAAACTAATTCAGGGATTTCTGAAAAACCAACATAGGTTCTTAGTGCTTTCCATTCGTCAGGGTATTGTACTATTGAGTTTGCTAATGTTTGACCACCAGAACCTGGTAATGCGTTTGGGGTACTAATACTATATAATTCCCAAGTGTACGGTTCAACAATCTCTAAACTTGAGAAACTATAGAATAGTCGTTTGTCAAATTGAGATGGGTTACCAAACTTAACAATAACATTAATATCGTTAATGAATTTACTTAACATTTTCGACATTTTTTCATATTGTGCTTTTTGAGCGAATAAGATTCTGTCGTCCCCTGTTTCACCAACTATTTTAGGTACTTTCATCATCTCAGTCATTAATAACTGAAAATTCATCATGTCTTTAACTGATGTTAAATCACCCGTTAAGATATTACTTGACTCATAGTTATATTTTGATTTTGAGAAATTTAAAAACTCAATTTCAAATAAGTCTAACACATCTTTCTCAAAAACTGAGAACATTTCACTAATTGGGGTATAACTAGTGGTACCGCTATTAATTGAGAAATTTTCCTGCGATGGTTTATTAGGGAATATTTCTTTAAAGTATTGTTGTGGGTCAGCTTTAACTACTTTAGAACTATCAAAATAACCATAGTTAGGTGCTGTCCAAAAATTTCTAACTGAACCATCAAAAATTGCCTGATTGTTTAATACTTCTTTTTGCATTAATAAACCATTAGGACTGTTCTTGAAACATTCAAATTTTGTTTGATTTAAACGAGAACCTTGAGATGGTAAAATGAAACTTGATACTCCATCCAAAGTATTAATATAGGTTGTCCAAGAGAAGATGGTTAAATCTCTATTTGGATTATTTGGGTCAAATCCTTCAGGTAGACTAATTGTACCATTCGGTGAATAATCTAATGTAAATCCTGAAGTATTTATCGCGCTTTGTATTCCATTGTTGGTGTATGCAGAAAATATTTCATAACCCTTATAGAAAACACTAAAGTCATTTATTGTCTTTGGATAAAAACCTGTGTTAATTGTTGTTGATGTTTCAGGACCAATTGTGATATTTTTTTCTAATACAATCTCAACAGTACCTAAATCAGTACCCGCACTAAAAGTATACGATGCACCTGTAGTATTAACATCGGGGTTAAAATTTTGTGTGTAGTTGAACCCTGACCAAGCAGTGTCGATGTAATCAACACCCGTTTCAACAAATGTTTTATATCTATTCCAAATAGAACCATATTTTAATACCCAAGCATAAGGTATTTTGTGTACCGCCCCGAATTTTTTTAAAGTTGCAAAAATGTAACTTAAATCTTCCTCTTCAGTTTTAGTTTTATATTTCTCCCTTAGAGTGGCTAATGGTAATGAATTAACAAAAAGATATGCGGCTTCTTTATATGGATTCTCATCATAATTTCTAAAGTTCTTAATACCTTGTTGTATAGCATTAACATAATAAGGTGTGTTCAACATAGATACGGTTTGCTCAGCAGAAACCTCACCACTATAATTAAGATACTTTAAATTACCTTCAGTGTACGTTTGATTTTTATAATCATTTTTTCTATCACCATAAAAACTTTTTAATTCTAAACTAGTTTCTGATAAATCACCTTTTGGTCTATTTTCTTCAGTCTCAGTTAAGAAATGTGTAAAAAGTTTTTTACCACTATCATAAGCGGATATATTTGTAATAATTTTATTTACAGGGTTGTAAGATAAAATTAAACGAGTGTCTAACGCGTTATCAGGTGTTGTAATACCCTGTCCGTCGGCTAATGAACCCTTAACCCAATTTTGGTCAGTGTAAGGATATGTATCAACAAAATCGGTAACATTTGTGGTTGTACTGTTATTTACATAATCAGAAAACTCAGTTTCGGTTGGTAAAGAAACTTCAGGTTGTGATATTGAATTGTTAAGAAC